TTACAGCTGGTTCTTGTACCGCTTCAAATCCTCGTCGGCTTTCAGTGCCGCTTTGGTGAAGCTGTTATTGAACCAAAAGCCGGGGATCGCCGCGGCGATGGTGAAGCCAGCGGAAACCAGCTGTTCAATGGTGCTGTTCTCAATGGGCAGGATGGGCTTTCCCATCGCAGAGAGCAGCTGGTTTGCCAGTGCCACCGTGAGGCAGATGGTGCGGGTAACAGTGCCGGCGGAAACAGTCTTCTCGGTATAGATGTGAGCGTTCATAATTCAGTTCTCCTTACTGTCCTGTTCGGACTTCTGCTTCAAAATTTCAATAGCCCCGGTCAACGCCTTGGGGATGGGAATACCCATCAGACCAGCGTTTTCAATGATCGACAAGGTTTCGTTTGCGATAAAGGCAATGACAACGGCGTCCCTGATAAAATTCGATCCCATCACCGTATCGAGGTGGCAAGCCACCAACACGATCAGCAGGGTCACACCTTTACGGCACAGCCCTTTCCATCCTGCCCGAGATTCCAACGCACCGTTTTTGCTCTTGGGGCTGGCATGAAACACACCGGCGACCACCAGCCCCGTGACATAATCCACGGCCATAAAAAGAACCAGCGTGGAAAGTGCTGCATCCCATCCGCCGAACTGACTTGCGATCAGGCTTCCAACCAGTCCAATCATCCCACACACTCCATTCTTTACTGCGTCACCCATCTGGATTTCACCTCCCGTACATCAACGTGAACGAAACCGTCCGTGTAGTACCGACCAATGCCGCCCTTGCCGGGCAGCAGAGTTTCGGCATAAGCGGCCAGTGCGTCAACCGAAACACCAGCGATCCAGATGTCAGCCGCTTTGCCATAAAGGTGCTGGCTGTACTTGGATGCTTTCTTCTGCCTTGTGTTGTGGCTGGCAGTGCGGAAAGCACTATTGATATTCACCGCCTTACCGAAGTGATCCCGGATTTTCTGCAGCAGGGTCACAAGCTCGTCGTCGATAAAGATCGGGTCGCTGTGGTCCTTACACCGAAACTCCCGGACGTGAAAGTTCTTGCTCAGAGCTTTGCTCCCGTCCTTTGCATAGGAATAGGCTTTAATCGCCATCTTCAACATCTCCTTCCGGGCGCAGGTCTGCCCCGCACCCTCTCATGCAGCAGTCCACCATCAGTACGCCAAACTCGGCCCGCTCGGTGGCGGTGTCCGCTCCCATCGTTTCCAGCCTGTCCAGCAGGCTTTCGCAGAGAGCAGGCCAGCTTTTATGCTGCATACGGTTCACCAACGATCTCCGCATACTCTTCGGCTGTGATCCAGCCCTTCTTGACGGACTTTGCCACAGTAGCCTTGCTCCAAATGCGGTGATCGTAGTAGCTTTTGACATCGTGGAACTTCTTGCTATGTTCAGTCATATTCATATTACATATCCTCCAGGTCAATATCGCTGTTCATGGCGAGGTAATCAAGCTGTGCCCGTACCCGCATTTTGAACAGTTCATCTTCGGACAGTTCCCGCAGGATGAACCACCACTTGCCATCCGGGTTATCCTCGGGCGGGGTAATCTGCACAAGCTCCGCGTTGTGCAGGGTGTCCGAGTAGGCGCACCCGGTCATATCGCCGTCACTGGCAGAAATATGCACCTCCGATAAATTGCCGTCGAAAATATCCGCCGTGATCTCAGTCTCCGACTGGAAGTTATTGCCGCCCAGCGTCAAGTTCTCAATCAGTGTGCCATCAGCCAGCGCAACCGTCCATGTCCGTGTTTCTTCCATGTTGGCTCCTTCCCGAACAAGTCCTTAAACAAGTTCGTCATATTGTGAATTTGCTTCCTGCTCATGTACTTGTAGTTGGCGCAAATCCATGATTTGTAAGAATTTTCGATTTCCTCATAGGTCATTACTCCGGCATCCATTTTCCGCTTGTACGCTTTGAGCTTCCGCCGTTCTCTCGTGATAGCTTTTGGGCTGATCTTTCGGATGATCCGCCCATCTTCCTGCAAAGAATAAAGTACTTGCAAATGGCGATACTGGCCGGACAACTTGCAAACGCGGGTTTTCTTTTCGTTGATGATGATACCCAGTTTTGCCGCCCACTGTCTTACCCCGGCCATTACCTCTTGCAAATGCTCTTTGCTTTTGTCGATGATGTAAAAATCGTCCGAATATCTTCCATAGCCTTTCACCGCACACACGATCTTGACGTAGTTATCAATGGGCACTGGGAGAAATATTCCTGTGTTTTGTGAAACTTGGTTTCCTATGTCCGCACCCTTTCTCAGCATTTTCTCGCCAGTCAGGGCGGATGCCGGAATGCCAACATTGAGCGTTGAACGCACCTTTTCATGGTACATTTTCTCGATTTCCTCATCTGAGAAACGAGAAGCGTCCAATTCAAAAGTGCGGAATGCCAGCCGCAGCTTGTCCATAACATCCGCCAGTTCTTCCGGGTCTTTGATTTCCCGTGCAAGGTACTGGCCGAACTGCGCCAATGCGATTTCATGTACAATGTTGTCATAGTAGCCGGAGAAGTCCGAGAAGCCGATGCAACCTTCATTGGTGCCCTCCCGCTCATAGTATTTTCGCAGTTGGATTTCAAAGCGGTGCCGATGAAAGGCAACGCCTTTTCCGACCTGCGAGGATGAATTGTCGTACTGTAAATATTTTTGAAGCAGCGGCGTGAGGTATTCGTCGCAGGTAATGTGGTTCACCGCCTTGTCTGCGGTTGCAGCACTCGTGATATACCGTGCATGTCCTCTTTCTTTGATGCCAAATTTCAAGCCGGGTTCCGGCTTATATGTGCCGTCTTCCATAGCTTTCTGAATATGCGCAGTTTCGAGCAGATGATTTATCTCGTACAACTGCGTTTTATATTTGAACATCGACGCTTTCATTGCTTTGGTTCCTGCTTCATGGATATAATTTGCATCTGTGTATTTACTCATATTTCCCTGAAATAAACTGTACAATAGCTCCATCGGTCGTAACCGGGAACGTCACAGTTAGTATTTATCGCAGATTTCCTACGAAAGGATGACCTTTCCTTTCACAGAGCCGCACCGGGCCTTGCCCTTTGTGTGGTTGTGAAATCCAAAAGCCCGGCGACGGGGCGGACACCAGCCTCATTCGAGGCGTTGTTGTAGTTACAATTCCCGTTGTTGTTCGCGTTGGCGAAATAGGCTGCCGAGACAACGTACAAAAGTCACCCTATTGTGTTATTATTTTCCTTCCATCTGTTTGAAACGCTTTGCATCTGATTTCCGCAGAGCTTTAATTTTGTTCACCAGTTCCTCAATTTTCAGAGCCAGCTTCGTGAACTTGTTAAAATCCGCAGGCAGAGCCTCCGCCACATACTGCAATTCGTCCATCAGCATCCAGCAGGCGGCGATGGCCTTGTCGAGTTCCAGCCGTCGCGCGTCCAATTCCAGCTGGCAGCTCGGCCAGATGGAGTTTGCCGCACGGAGGTGGAGCGGAATGTCGCGGGAAAGATCGTGCATCCGCTTCCGCTCCTGCTCGATCAGCCAAAGGTTGAAGTCTTGCTCCTGCTCCCGGATTTGTGCGACTGCCTTTTCTCGCTCCGGGCCTGCAGGGATGTACTTCGTCATGGCTTCGAGGTGTTTTTCAAACTTTGTCCTGCTATACCCAAAGGTGCGGGCAAGTTCCGTCGTAACCTCTTTGCTGATCTCAAGCGCAAGGTGGTGCGCTTCCAGTCGGGAAGGTGTTCGTTTGTGTACTGGTACAGACGTTTTCTTTCACTTCCTGTCCTGCTCTCAATCCCACGGTACAAGCCCGTGGGATGTTCGATCAGCCGATCAGCCCGGCGACGGGGCGGACACCAGCCTCAGCCGAGGCGTGGGTGCAGTTACAACCCCCGTAGAGGGCCGCGTAGGCGAAATAGGCTGCCGAGACAACGTCTCGCAGCCAGCACCAATAACTACGGGTGAAGCTCAACCACGGTGCCAGCCGGAACAACGGCAGTTGGGATTTGGAGATCGTGTAGTTGTTCGGGATGTTGGTGCCATCAGAAGCGGGTGCAAAAATGTGGCTACCATACATCATGTTCTCATTGGGAAGCTCCACCGTGCTGTCGTACCAGGTACCGCCGGACGGTCTGCCGTTGGACACGGCGTTCGTCAGATGCTCACGGTGGTTCAGAATGTGGGTAGAGCCAAAGGCAGAATTGAAGGTTGCTTTTGCCTGCGTCAGACCGTTCTTGTACATATCACTGCCCACATAACCACCCTCGGTCGTGTTGCTGGCATTCATGTGGTAGGTGTACAGGTGGTTGCGAGGGATGATGACAACATGGTGCGTGGTGCAGGCAGTATCGCCGCACTGATACCAGTAGTCGAAACCGGCCACAATGTAGTCCACGCCGTCGATCTGCCAGTAATCGCCGAGGTAAATATCCTCGAACGTACCAGCTTTGATAGCAGCGGCCTGCTCTGCGGTCAGGCTTCTGCCCAAGTTTTTCCCCCGGTAGATCATATTGTGGGTGCCAGCATTATCCAGGATGCTGATGGCCTTGCCACCGCCGGGCATAACCAGCGGACCCGTCAGCGTACCGCCGGACAGAGACACATAGGTTTCCTTTGCTTCATCTTGCAAAGCCTTTTTGGTATCGTCGATTTTGGTGTTGATCTGTTTAACCTGATCGTTCACCATCTTCACGGACGCAACCGCGCTCGGGTCAACGGTCACTTTGATGTTGGCGATATTGGAAATTGCCATGACACCGAACAGTTCAATTACGAAGTCGCTGTTCTCGGTGTGGGACGGGATTTCAACGCCGCGGTCATCCTGCATGATAAGGAGCAGCGTTTCATCGCCGTCGGTCAGCTTTGCGTATACACCGACCTGATGCAGGATATAGCCCGCTTCCACATCACCGTTCGTGATCTGGATTTTGATGCGCTTGCCAGCATCGTTGCCGGTGCTGTCGCTTGCATCTTCGATGCCGAGGATTTTAAGGGTCTGCTTTTCCTCCTGCACATCGGTGAGGGCTGCCAGCGAAGCTTCCTCCGTGGTGCCGGAGCCGCCCACGGCCTTGGTGATCGTCATCGTTGCGCCGGACAAGACCTCAGACATCATATCCGTGCCGACGGTTGTAAAGACAGATTTGTTCCAACTCATGTATTCATGCCTCCGATTCTGACTTCAATTTGCTGCCTGTATGCAGCAATGCCCGCCGGAGCCAAGGTTGTTGCCTTGTGATCCGCCGGGCGAATATTTCCTTTGATGTAGGCTGTCATCTGCATCCGTATAGCAGCGCAGCCCACCGGGGCGTATGTGGCAGCCTTGTGGTCCTTCGGTCGCAGAGTGCCGACGATCTTCGCTGATTCCTGCTGCCGGGTGCCCCACACTCCCGCCTTTGCGTAGGTCGTGGACAGCAATTCACGGGGGCGCAGAGTGCCAGCGATGGGCACGGCCACACGCTGGGTTGTGCCGTGGTAGCCAGCTCCGACGTAGGCTGTGGTCGTATCGTTGAAGATCAGGTAGCTGATTCCTTCCAGGTGCGCCGTACAGCGGCGGGCATATCCCAGCAGGTCTTCCATTCTCTTGATGGTGTAGTAGGAGATGTCGGCGTTCTCCGTGATGTTGACACGGAGCCGCCAGTGCCCCGGCGTTCCGCCGTAGTCGTACCACTCCACGATCTCCGAGTTGGGATAGATTGCTGAGATTGCCTGCTTCACCGCCCATTCAGTGCCGCAGTACCGCCGCACCTCCATGGCCGTCTTGATTACCCGGCGTTTTGTTTCCACCGGGTAATCATCCCGATACCAGTCCACCTTGAACTGAACCGCCAGAACATCCAGCAGGTCTTCCGGCAAAGAATCTATTGCGGTGTAGACGTGGATGCGCTCGATGACTTTCAGTTCTTTTTTCAGCCGCTCCCGATATACTGCGTCAATGACCTTAACCCAGTGCTGCTCTGCAATGCCGGGCGGCAGACCTTCCAAAAGGCCGGTATCACCGATCTTAATCATCTTCGATACCTCCGTAGGTGATCTTGCACTCCGTCACCTTCGACACCTGGATTTTGGACACCACGGTATCAACCGGGGCAGTCAGCCGCGGGCGTTTCGCCCCGGCCTCCCGCACCCGCATGATGAGTTCCGCCGGGTCGATGTCCAAGCCGATTTTTCTTTGCCAGGTCTTGTATTCCTCCACTGCTTTCTCTACGTTCTCCTGGATCAGTCCTGCATTTTTGACATTGCTGGATGCGATGTAATAGGTCAGGTTGATGCTGTACGGCACTTCCTCCGGGGGAACGCCGACCACAAGATCACCCATCGGCTTCTTTATGTCTGCAAAGTAGCGTTCCAGCTCTCGGCATTCTTCCTCCGTCGGAAGCCGGCCATCTTTCAGCAGGAAATAGATATAGACCGTGTACCCATCCTCGCAGATAGGCTTTGCGGCGGTGACGTCGCTGCGCCAGCTTCGGGCAAAGTATTCATACAGATCGACCGGGCCAGCCACGGACACATTGGACGGCGCAATGTAGGCACGTTCTGTCAGGGAATCGTCGTCCTCTTTTTCCACGCCGCCGCTGGTTACGGAGGTATTCTCCACCGATGCCACATACGGGATCGGGTCAACCAGCACGTTGATCTCGCCAATGGCAACGCCCGTGCTGTCTGCGCCGGCATCTACCGCCACCGCCGGAACATCCACGGTCAACTCGCCAGCCGGAATCTCTGCATACTCGCTCGTGATGAAATACCGTTTGTCCGCCGTCCGGGTCTGCGTTCCTTCCGGGATGATCGTTGCGCTTGTCCGGGCAGCGGCCAGCGTGAACCGTAACACCGTGGTTGCATATCCAGCCTGCAGGCGTTCCGTTCCCACGAAAGGAACGAGGTTGTCCAGGTTTGCCCCGGTGCTTGTGGGCAGAAGTTCCGCTTTCAGAGCGTTCGTGGCATACTCGATCGTGTGATGGGATCGGTGCGCCAGTGTAAGCAGGACAAGCCGCGCCTCATTGCACCGTGCCAACGGGGTGCTTTCTGTTCCGTCAAGCTCCTTATCGAACTTCGCATACAGAGCCTTGCAGTCCTCAATGGCTTCTTCCAGCGTTTCAGCACCTTCAACTTCAATGTCGGGGAGATTTTCAAAAGCCTTGATCTTAGACAAGTTCGTACACCACCTTCGGGATCACTTCGCCGCGGACGACGTCGCTTTCCAGCCAGTCAACCCGCACCACCCGAGCCCGCGGCTCAAACTCTGCTGTCTTCTCGGTCACTTCCCGGACATACAGAGCCTTTGCCACTTCGATGGGCTTATCAAGAAAAACGCCCTGGTCGATACCAAGGCTGCGGTCACCCTCCTGGCTTCCAAGAGGGGTGGAGTACAGTGTGCGCAGGCACCGCGCAACATCCTGTATTTCCTCCTGCGTTGCACTGTCTTCGGACAGGGCAAGCATCGTGTTGCTGATGTCGATCATACATACTCCTTTATTGTCAGGCTCACCTTGCACTGTACCAGCAGGCCGTGTTTTATCACGGCATCCCAGCTTTCACTTACATCGGTGATCCTGAATCGGTTTTCTGACAGCGGGGCAAAGCCGATGATGAAGTAGTGAACCTCACCGTCTTCCGCCATCTGCGTCAAGCGTTTCAGCATCTTGCGCGGATTCACGCCATGGGCGGCATCCAGCAGAATATCGCAGGTGTACTCCTTGAGCTTCGGGCCGACGTACTCCGGCTTTGCCTTGCCGTTGATGACCTTATGCTCAACCCACTCTGCGCCGGTGCTGCCCTTGAAGTTGGAGAGTGTCAGCGTTCGTAGGTGCCCCACGGAGAAAATCACATCTCCGAAAATGCCAACATACATTTCCGCACCTCCTTACGTCGGCGGGCTGGTCTGATTGCCCAGGTTACCCGTGTGCGTGTGGCCTACCAAGGACTTGCCAGACACCATCACGTCACCACCGCCGCCGGTGATGTTCACCGTTCCGGCACTGGCCGTGATCGTGCTGGCGGACAGTTCCAGGGTTCCAGCCGCCTTGATGGTGATTCCCGCCGGGGAGTTTACCGTCACGGCTCCGCTTTCGCTGATCGTAACAGTCGCACCGCCCACCTTGATTTCCAGGCTCTTAGCTTCGAGAATGTGCTTCCCGTCCACATGATCCGTCAGTTCTTTTTCGTTTGCATCAAACTTTCGGTATGCCTGTCCATCCTTGTTGGAGAACTCCTTGCGGTAGACGCCTTTCTTACCCTCCGCCGGTTTGATTTTCTCATTCCAAATCGTGCCCATCACCACCGCATCTTCCGGGCTATCCCCGGGGTGCAGCACAAGCACCATATCTTCCACTTCCGGCGTTCGGTATTCCCGGTTGGAGATAAACGGAACCATCTCCGTCACGGTATCATCACGATCCGGGTAGTGAACCTCACAAAGCCCGTTCTCGTAGTCGATGGAGCTTACATAGCCGATTCTTACCTCGCTCATGTAAATTCCTCCTGTTCCACCTTGCTGGCCTTGATCTGCGTTTTGTAGCCGCCGGAGGGAGAATAGCTGTGCTCCATCTCGTCGATGAAGTATTTCCCGGCCATTTTCCCAAAGCCCACCACGTTGATGCACTGGGTAGATGCTCCCACCGGGTAGCCCGGAATCGTGAAGCTGATGGTCGTTGCGCCGTGGTTGGCGTTTTTGAGCTTTGCGATCAGCCGGGCTTTTGCGTCCGCCTCGCTGCTCACCTTGCCGGATAGCTTCAACTGCCGTTCCTCGGTGCCCACCTTGACGTTGATATTGATTTTCTTGGTCTTGTTGGTATAGGTGTACACGCCGCCCGTGTAGGTTCCCGTCAGCTTGGTACTCCACTTAAAGCTGCCCTGCTCCACACACAGAGCCGTCGGGTTCCCGGGTGGGGCTTCCTCATACACCGTCCATGCCGCATCCTGAGCCTTGTACTTTTCCCGGTCATAGACCCACAGCTTTGCAGCGTATACCTTGATAACCAAGGCGTAGGTGTCGCATAAGTCCTGCAGGAACGCGCTGTCGGTGGCATCCTGTTCCTTTGCATCAATGTCGTGGTCGTCACCATCGAACTCAAAGTCCAGTCCGTACCGCCCGGCAATGGTTTCCGCAATTTTCTTCACGCTGGTCTTTTTCCATGTGAAGGTGCGGTTTCGTTCGCTGAAACTGGTATCGTTCGGCTTTGCCACGCCGCCCATTGTCAGGGTGTCCGGGGTGCTGGAAAAACTCATGTCGTCCAGCACGAAAGCCCCGCATTCGGCACCGTAATCGCGGTAGCCGCTGCCGATGCCGCCGATGTTCCAGTCCTTGACTACGATGGTCGGGTAGAGCTTCACACCCTTTTCCGGCATCCAGTCATTCTTCCACTTGTCGGCTCTGGCGTTCACCGTGATGCTCACGCTGTCGCTCTGTGATGCTGCGGCATCCGTATACCGAAAACTTTCAATGTCAGGTGCGATCTCTGCCGAAACATCTTTGTTCTCATATTTCAGCAGGATCGTTGCCTGACGGCCTTTGGGTCTCGCTACTGCCAACACCATGCTCATGCCCCCGCTTTCCACGGCGGCAGGGTGCCGCTCTTTTCAGCCGGGAGAGCCGGTGTTGACAGCACCAGCCCGGAATCGAACCGGGTAAACTCGATATACTCAGGATTGGCCTGCATCAGCCAGTCAGCTTTCAACTCGCTGCCGTACACCGTGTAGGCGATCTGATCCCAGGTGTCGCCGGACTTCGTTGTGTACTCAAGTGCCATAATCCATACGCTTCCTTTCCCGCTCGTACTTCTCCACATACTCACAGAACTTTTCGTACCCATCGTCCATAAGAGAACGCAGGTCTTCCGGGTCCATGCTTCCGTAGATGATGAAGTTCGGAGCGTAAACGTATGTGTTGCCGCTGGAACTGGTATAGCTTCTCTGATAGCCGCCGGGCTGCCCGGAGCCGGAATTTGCGCCGGACTTGTCGCCTGTGATGGACGGCACGTCCACTTCCTGCTGGTGATCCCGCAGGTTTTCCAGCATGGCGAGGTTCTGCCGCGTCAAGACCGCATCGCCTGCCGTCGGGAAGAAGGTAAGGTTGCTCAAGTCGTAACCATCCAGATCGGACAGCCGTTCAAGCTGTACCTGCGCCACATCTGCCCTTCGAGCAAAGCTCAATGCCTGCTGCACTCTGGAATTATCCAGCACCTTCTGCGCCGTTGCGTTGCCCGATGCTGCCGCACCTTCCAGCGCATCTGCCGCATAGTTGGCAATTTCCGTCGTGCGCCGGAACGCCACACCGAAGTCAGAGCCTTGGATCATGGCCGATGCCAGGGGGATGCCCAGCATCTTGCCGGCCTGTAACCAGGTGTCCACGTTCTGCTCACGCTGAGAGCGGCGGAAGCTGATAATGGCCTCCGTTCCCGCTTCGCCCGCCAGAGATGGGCCAGAGGTAAAGCCGCCGTCCGCAAACTTCGGCAGGGTCACTTCGGTCAGGTTGAATCCGAACTGCTTTCCGCCCAGAGCGGGCACCCAGTCTGGAACCGTGAAGTTGATCTTGTTCAGCGTTCGGATGATAGCGTTCACCACGTTTACCACAACACCGACGATGCCCTTCACCAACCCGATGATTCCCAGCACCACAGGCTCTACCACAGGCAACAGCTTGCCGATCACATCCACCACCGTCTTGATGGCGTTCACCAAAATGGTGCCCACCAAGCTGACGACCGTGGAGAGCAGCGGCATAACCGCCGGGATGCCCTGATTCACGACAAAGTCGAAAATCTCTACCAGCAACGGCTTGATGTGGTTCACGCCAAGGTCTACAATCTGGCCGAACACACCAGCAAAGGACTGGATCAGCGGCATAACCGTCTGGATGGCGGGCATTGCCGCTGAGAACACGTCGCCCAGGTTCAGACCGCCGATGTTGAAGCCTGACAACTTCTGCTGGATGCTCTGCAATCCCTCCGGGGTGGTGAGCTGGCCGAAGACCTGCTTGATCGTGTCGCCGATGCCAGAGATTTTCCCGGTGAATGCATCAAAGGCGGCAAGGCCACCCTCGCCAAATATCTGGCCGACGATGTTCCGCACGTCTTCAAAATGGTCGCCCAGCAGAGAGACCACCGCCACCATGGTTCCAAGGCTCGTAATTGCCGGGCCGAAGGTTCCAAGCAGCGACATAAATCCGCCGCCCAGCTTTCCAGCCACAGCTCCAATGCCGCCCGTCAGGTTCAGGCCGCCTTTGCCAAAGACAGCCTTTGCGCCAGCACCAAGGACGTTTCCAATGGTCGCCGTCGCTGTGCCCGCCGGGTTCGCTGCTGCGATCATGGCATTCATTGCATTGGTTGGAATGTTCGCCACATTGTTGATGTAGCCAGCCGCTCCGAAGATTTTCCCAGCAACGGCCTGCATCGGCTTTTTCTTCCCGCTCGTCAACGCATCCGAGTTCAAAGCACCGATCACGCCGCCTGCCAAAGAACTCAGCCGCCCTGCAATACCGCCTTGCCCGGAACTGTTCGCCATCCATGCGCCCATCTTTGCCGATTTCAGGATATTGCTGCGATTGCTCCATAGCCCGCTGCCGCCGGAAACTGTGTTCTGGAAAAGGCTGGTCGGACTGAGCAACTCCATCAGGTTGCCGACGGTGATCCCGCCGAATCGTCCGCCGGGTGCGCCGCTGGCCTTGCCGCCGATCGTCAGGTTCTTCACCACGCTCAGTGCGGTGCTTCCCGCGCTGTATGCAGCAGGGGCCATACTCATAGCCCCAAACGCTGCAATAATTGCAGCAATGGCACCCGCCGCCTGCGGGCCGTTGTTCGCAAGGTAGTCCACGCCCTTCTGAATCCACGGCAGAGCAGCCTTTGCCGCATCGCCGATTCCCTTTACGGCCACGCGGAGAAGCGGGAAAATAGCATTTACCAAGTTGGACAAATCGGGGAGGCTGTCGTCGATTTCTTTGTAGAAGTCCAGCTGCAAGCGGGTCAATTCCTTTTGCGCTGGCAAGAACTGTTCTCCAAGGTCTTGCATCAACACAGTCTTGGCATTGTCCCGCATGGTGCGCAAGCTTTCTTCTGTTCCAGCGTTGATGTCAAACTCACGCTGCATACTGTTTTTATACGCATCGTAGTTTTCATCGCTAATCTGGCTCAGTGTCGTTTCCAACAGGCTCAGGTTATTGGTGACCTTCGCGCTACCCTCAACCGCCCATTGGTTGAACAATGTGTTCAGGGCAGCAATTTTCCGTTCATCCGGCAGCTGATTGATAGCACTAAACACCTGCTGCAGGGTTTTTGTGCCATCCTTCTGCATCGAAGTCGCAACGCCCGTGGCAGTAAATCCAAGTTCTTCCCACATTTCCTTTTGGGCTTTGGTTGCGCTGCTACCCTTTGAAATATTGGTGTAGATTCTGGAAACCGTCGTACCCGTGCGATCAGTATCAACGCCAGAAGCCTGCATTGCAGTTACAATCGCTGCCGTGGTCGCAGGATCAACGCCAGCCAGCTGGCCGATGGATGCCGACTTATTTACGCTGGACGCAATCTCCGCTGCTGTAGTTGCGTTGTTTGCGCCCAAGTAGTTTATCTGGTTCATCAACCGCATAACATCGTCGTGATCCCAGTGAACGGCATTTCCGTTCTCGTCAACAACCTTGTTGCCGTTTTCATCCCGCTTAGTAAAAGAAACCTCCCACTTCGCCATGTAGTCACCGGCGGTCTTGTCATCCAAGTCCATAGCGGTGGCGGCAATAGCGGTATCGCGGAGAATGTTGGTCTTGGTCTGTTCTGTCACATCCTTGCCAGACTGACCCAGTGCGGCACTCATGGTTGAAATCTGCTCTGTGGTGCGGGGGATGTCCATACTAAGCCGCTGGATGTAGTTCTCCATATCGGAGTAGTTCTGCTTAAACGTCTTCCCGTTATCAGCTATCGCATCGGACACCTTACCGTTGGCATCTGCCAGGCCGTTCACATAGCGCACGACCGGGGCCATCTGCGCTTCCAGCTTTGATGCTTCGTTCGTCACCTGCTTCATGCCTACCAGCACACTGCCTGTCAGCGTAGCGGCCAGCCCAAGCCCAGCCTTGCCGATAAGCCCCACCGTGTTGGCTACCGTACTCGCAAGAGAATTGGTTGTCCGCAGCCCGCCCGTCAGGGAGTTTGTCAGCCCCTTCACCTGGCTTATGCTTTTCGCCAGAGATGGATCGACCTTGCCCATAATGCGGATGCTGAGGTCTAACGCGCCATTTCCTGCCATACCTCGGACACCTCCTCGCACAGCTGGATCAATTCTTTCCGCGGCATGGAAAGATAGTCGGTCATGTTAGAGTGCGTGGCAATAGACAGCTGAATTGCCGCCCGGCGCAGAGCCTTGGCTCCACCCTTTACTCGAAAAAATCCGCATCCACGGCATCACGCAGTTTTGCCGCCTCGCACAGGGGCAGACCCGTGAAATAGTCCACCGGGTAGCCGGTGCCCATGCTGGCGATGATGCACACATAGGCATAGTTGTGCCCGGTGTTCACCGGGGTAAAGCCATAACCCGCCAGGCGATTCTCCGCCATGGATTCACTCATTGTGTTCAGTTCACCTACGCCGGACAGATCGACGCTCTCAAAGGTTTTGCCTTTGATGTCGGCTTTTTCCTCACCGTTGTAGGTGTAGGGCGCGTCGAACTTGACGATATGCTTGGCGGGGTCGCTCTTGGTCTTGGCGTTCAGGCTCAGCAGGATCGCCGTCTGCACCTGCTTGATCTTGGCGCGTGGCATGAGCTTGAAGAACTCAACGGGCTTGCCGCTGGCCTTGGTCGCCATCTCCTGTGCAAAGGACGTGGTTGCTTCCAGTGCAGCCAGAGAAGCAAGCTCGTTGGCGAGGCTCTTCTGGATGTCGATCATATCCTGGATCGTCAGCTTATCCATGCCGGAGAGGTCAACCTCTGTGTACTCGGTGCCCTCGAAGCTGTACGGTTTTGCGAACTTAACGATATTGCCCATCTTGATGTTCCTTTCTCTAAAAAGAATCAGCCGCCCCACAGTGGAGCGGCTGAATTTCCAACTTATCAGATCAGCGCGTTTACTTCGGCGAGGATGTCCTCACCATCAACATAGTAGCGGCCAGCGTACTTGTCGATGTCGATGACGGTCACGCCGTCGATCTCGACAAGATAGCGGGTCACTTCCAGCGTGGTGGAACTGTCCATGGTGGATGCCCGCTTCAGCTTGCCGGGGTCAAGCTCTTTCGGCTTGCCGCCCAGCACAATTCGCAGGCCCTTGTAAGTATAGCCGCCGTCTTTGTCCTCGTTCTGCATAGCAGCACGAAGGGTAATCTGCACAGAGCGGCCGGGATGCAGCATCTTGGTGGCATAGCTGTACAGCGTGTTCCAGGTCAGGGTGGCTTCCATGCTCTCAAACTGACCCGGCACAGGGCTGTCAACATCGCCTCCGATACCCATGCCGTTCACGGTGGTGGTTTTGTTTTTGATCTTGGGCAGCGTAACTTCATCTGCCAGACCGATCATCTTGTCATCCCCGGTATAGGCATTGTAATTATTGACAACCTGGGGAACAAGATTGCTCGAAATAGTCAGGCTCATTGCTCATATCCTCCTATCACAGATTCAGGGCAGTAACCAGCGAGGATGCCTCATACTCCATCGTGACGTTCATCTGCTTCAAGGGCGGGAACGGGGTGCAGTAGAGGTAGAAGTGGTAGTGACCCGCCACCAGTTCAGCGGCGGTGTTCTTCTCGGTGTCGGCTACCATGCGGTAGCTGGCGCAGGCTTCCTCCGAGACATACTTGCTGCCCTTCATGTTCTCGCTGTCAATGATGGACTGCAGCCGCTTGGGATTCATGGGCTTGTCCAGCTTGCTCATGTTATCCAGAACAAAGCTGGTCCATGCGTAGTTGAAGAAGCGGCGGATGCACAGGAACATATCCTTCGGGTCGGTGTTTTTCGGGTAGGCAGCAGTTTCATTGCCCCAAATCACAAAGTCGGTGCCGGAGCGGATGAAGGTTGCGATGCCCTGGTCGTTCAGGAAAGTGCCCTGTTCCTGGTCCATCAGCACTTCCGTGCCATCTTTCAGACATGCGGCAGAGATAGGGACGGTGACGTTGGAAGGGCTTGCGACGGGACGGTCGCCGTTCTGACTGTCGTTGTACACGGTCGCCGCTGCCGCCATAGAGCTTCCGCTGTACACAGTTTCGCCAACCTTTGTGTACAACCACAGGGGGTATGCTTCGCGGGAGGTTGCTGTCTGTTTTGCTTTTTGCTCTGCGGCATCTGTGTATTTCTGTGCGCCGCTGGTACCGCAATCCAGGTCGATGAAGCACACGGCATCGAACAGGCCATTGATCTTGCGGCACTTGGCCTGTAACGCAGCACAAACCTGTGCATTTTCGGAAAAGCGCGGAGCCAGCAGGATAGCGGGTGCCTTGCTCAGCTTAGGATAAACCTGACGAATCACCTCAAGGCCAGTTTCCGCGCCAGTGGCGATATTCACACCGCCAACAATGTCATCGGCGGTAACTTTGGACGCATCCAGGATGGAGCCAGAAACGGTCAGCGTGGTTGCGCCGTCACCTGCGCCGCCGGTGATAAGCGCAAGGCTCACCGTGCCATCATCATCGAAACTGGCGATGTAGTCCACATCTGCCGCCAGTGCGGTGGAGCCGTTCTTTACCACCAGCTTTTCCAGCAGGATGCCCACCTTGTCGATTTCGGCAACGCCATCATTGACCTGCACAGAGGTTTCGTCCAGAGCGGTGATGTGCTTCTTATTCGCCGGATCAAGAACATTGACCACGACAATAGGAGCGACGCCCACAACCTGGAAGTTGGCACTCACCGCTTCGCAAAGGGTATACTTTGCAAAGTCATTGGACCAGCCCAATGCTGCTACAGCCTCTTTATAGGTACTGACATACAGCGGGGTGTTTGCTGCCGCCGCCGGGTTTGCCAGCTGGTTGACAGGTGCAGTGCCAACGATGATCTGTAAGCCAGAGCTGACCTGTACCGGCGCAGAAACGCTGGTGGTCGCTTCGGTCAGGTTAAAGCCATGAGAAACAGCCATAGTTTATATCCTCCTTACTCTGCCGCTGCAGTGTTCGTGGCGGCTTCTTTCAGCAGAGCATCCGCCCGCTGATAGAGGGAGTTCTCCCTGGTGCCGTCCTGCTCGACCTTCGCCCGCATCTCTGCGAACCTCTCACGGGGAACCGTCAAGGCTTTCAGCACAGGGATTGCCTCCATCTTCTCCGCCAGCTTCGCGGGCACACCGCCCACAAAAACGGTGTACTGCGGAGCCAGACCTTTGATGGTCGGGCCACAGTACACCACAGCTTCCTCCTGCACCGCCGCGGCTTTCTTTGCCGCCGCAGTGGTTTTCTTTTCGTCACTCATATCAGAGCCTCCACTTCTTCATTTTTCAAACCATTCGGGGTTTTGCAAATGAGGTTTACGATTCCCCAATAGTAGTAGTCCGCGTCATCGTCCGAAAGCTCCCATTTCCGGGGGTATGACACTTCAAAAGCACCGCCGAAAATCGGCTTCCGCTTGAAGTGCTGCATAATAGTTTCTTTCACGTTCACGGTGTCTACATACCCTTGTCGGTCAATTCCGCGGTCATAGCAGCAGATCACAAGCTGCAACAGGACAAGTTGCGGGTCATGCTCGTTGTCCTGTTCGCCGCTGCTCTCGATTACGATGATGCAGGGGTATGGGGAATCGTTTGTATCCGCCTCATCATCGTCGGTCGTCTGGATTGGCAGGAACTGCTTGAAGATTTGCAGGGGTTTGGGGCTTTCTTGCCCGCCAAACGTCATTCCCCGGAAAAGTTCAGTCAATTCGTCGATCATGGCCTGCTGGCACATCTCGCTGGTATATCCAGCGATTTTCTCCGCCATATCAGATCACGCCCTTTCGCTTCGCATTGGCAATCAACTGCCGAACGCGCCGTTCGGTGTTGTCCTGCAACATCTGCTCCACTGTCTGTTCCTGCATCTCCCACACAGTATGGTGCATGGCAGAGCCGGAAGGGCTGGGCATCGTCACAAGTTTCTCATTGGGCTTCCAGCGTTTCTTGCCGCTGGCGGTATAGTCTTTGTCAGCCGGTACGCCAAGCTGCCGCTGAACCATACCGATATGCCCAGACTGGAATTTCACAAGGAAGCCCTTGCTCTTGCTGCTCGTGCCGCCAAGGTCAATCATCGGGCTGCCTTTCAGGACGTGTGCCTGGAAAAATGGCGGCGCATTGCGGACAGATGGACCCATATAGGGTTTTGTGGGGCTGGTTCGGAAATAGCCCAGGTCTGCCCGGAATGCGCCGGGGTCGTTTTTCATAATGGCAAGGATTGCCGCCGGGCGGCGGTTTGTGGCTTTCTGCCTTTGGCGCAGGTCTTCGATCATGCGCTTTCCGGCAGCATTGAGATCATACCGTTCCTTCACTTCCTGCAGCATCAGCTTTCGGGTCTGCCGCGCCGTGGTGTTGATCGCCACTTTCAGTGCCGCCGGGGTTTTGTCCGCCAGCACTCCGAGGGCACGGGCAACCTGTTTATCGTCGATAGACAGCGTGGTGCTGGAAGCATCGTAGCTGGTTTTGAAGTAGGCCACTTATCTCACCCTCTCACGCGCTCAAGCTCCATGCGGTATACGCCTGCTTTCAGAGAGCAGGATTTGATCTTGTAATCCCGCTTCTTATCCAGCGTTATGAGCTTATCGTTCTTCGGCATAGGACCGTAGTCCTCTTTCTTGACATACAAGAGCAGGTCAGCTTTGTACATTCCCTGGTCGAAGCTCTGCTTTGCGCCGCCCTCCCAGTGTGCTGCACGTTCGTTCACACCGGGGTGCTGGGTAATGCAGACCATCTCTTTCCCGTCGATGTAGCGTTTCTCGGCGAACTCGTCCAGGTTAAAGAAAACGGTCTGCACATCCTGCGCCACAAAGTCCTTGAACGTGGGCAGCTGCAATGGGGTGTCGGGTGTGCCGTACTTGTCATCCACGTCCAGCATGGTCTTAGCAGACCTCCGCAACGAGCCAGCTGTCCACCTTGTCAGGAATCGTCAGCGGGCGGGTCTGCAGTTCGAGGATCATACGGTCAGGACCGTGCTTCACATAGGTGCGCAGCAGGCGCGGGGTCTGTGCGGTGATGGTACGCTTGGTGTCGTCGATGTACGAGGTCAGCGCATAAGCCCGCATAAAGCCCGGATTAGACGGCAGCAGGGCGACCTTGTTGTCGTCCACCAGCCGCTTGGTGACGGGGTTGGCCGGATCAGTCCAGTTGTCCAGATAGACTTCGCCGTAGCTGTAGATGTCCAGGTTGGGCTTGTTCAGGTGACCGATGTAACGCACACCGTTGGGCAGGTCCTTGGGGTCGATCTTACCCAGTTCGATGCGACGGTTGTCCAGCATCTTCTGCACCTCGGCATCTGCCAGGAAGTTCCGCAGGGCAGTCTTGCCCATGACGGCGTGATCCACATTGGCAAAGCCGTTCGTCAGCACCTGATCCACCCAGTCTTCCAGATCGTCCAGCGGCTTTGCGGCAGACTTGCCCCACTGCTTGGTTCCTTCCAGCTTTACCTTGTTGGTGAAGCCGAAGTCGATGACCTTACTCACACCGTTGCCGATAATGGGAATCTGGCCGTCCATGATGGTCTTGACCGCCATCCACTCCTCGCGGCGGGTAGCAGCATCATCCAGACGCTTATAGTCTTCGATCAGCTGCTGTGCGGCGCGTTCCTCCGGGGTCTTGCCGGAGTACAGGTCCTCGCCGGGTGCGCGCTCCAGTGCGTCATTGGCTGTGGTGATCGTCAGCGGGTTGATGAGGGGCGGGGTAAAGCTCTCGGTCTTGTAGCCTTGATCGCGGAGCACCTGACCGCCCACCAGCGGATGCACGAAAGATGCCATCTGGCGGTCACCCTTCACGATGTCGATGTCCACGCCCTTGGTCGGGAAGGTCTTGATGTTGCTGAAATAGGTATCAAGGAAGAAGGTATGCACCGGGGGAGTGGTGCGCACGACCTCTGCCAGATACCGGGGATCGTAAATGCTTACTTCGTTAGCCATAGCTTTTTATCCTCCTATCACTTCAGGAAAATGCCCAGGTTGCGCAGGGCAACTTCGATGTCCGCTGCTTTCACGCCCTCTGGCAGCACCAGCGCATCGGCGAAGAACTCACCCGTCAGATAAACAGGAACTTCCTCACCCGCTTCGGCACTGTCTGCGGTAATGCCGTACAGCCCGGTAACGGACAGAGGATTGCTGCCGTCCACCTTTGCGATGGGCTTCACCTCGTCACTGTCCAGCAGAACCGGGGCGTGTGCTGCAACTGCTGCGCTTGCCTTTTTTGTGGCCTTGGCAATGCCAATGGTCGTGCCGGCAAGGAAATACTCCGGCGCAGTGCTGAACGTCTTCTTTTCCAGATCCATGCTCATAGCCTTGTCCTCCTTACTTCACGCCGTTCACCTTGTGGATGGCATCCAGCAGGGCGTTGCCCTTTGCGTTCTCCGGCTCAACATCTGCGGGCGGCGGGTTGCCGATGGCGTTTGCGCCAGAGTTCTGTGCTGCGGCCTGCGCCTGTGCCAGGTAGGTCTTGCTCTGCGTCTGCTGCTTGGCCTTCATGTTGGCGATGACGGTCTTGGCATAGGATGCAGAATCCACCGGCTTGGTGAACTTGGCTTCCTCCGCCTGATCCTCGGTGCCCGGGATCGTGATGGCCTCAATCTCCTGAATGCGGGTGCGCTCTGCAACGGCGGCATCATTCTCGATCTGCGCCACCATATCAGGGTACGCCTTGCGGAGATCATCCTTGGTCTTGATTTCCATGTCTTTTACCTCCCCATGGTCGTTGTGTTCCGGCGGTTCCGCCGGGTGGTTATTTTCAGGCCGGACGGCGGGCGGTTTAGCCTTTGCCCGGTTTCTGACAAATTCAGGTGCCTCGTTAAAAGGCAGGTGGGTGCCGATGGAGTTGACGAACAGGATGCCGTTGCGGTTCTCCACAACAGCGTCTTCCTCTGCGTCGTCCACTTCGTCCACAAAGCCGTTTTCTTTGGCCTCGTCTGCCGTCCACCAATTTGTTTCGTCCATCCACTTTGCGCACTCGTCCGCATCGTGGCCGGTCTTCTTGGCGTACAGAGAGACAATGCTCTCTCTGGTAGCGTCCAGTGCTTTCAGGTAGTCCCGCATCTCTGCCGCCGTCAGGTAGCCACAGATTCCCATGCTCACCGGGTGGACCATGTAGGTGCTGTCCGCCGCTGCCACCACCTTGTCGGCATGGCAGGCAACGATGGTGGCAGCACTGGCACACAGACCGTCGATGTGTACGGTCACGGTGGCAGCATTGCGTTCCAGCTGATTGCCAATGGCCTGCGCCGCAAAAACATCACCACCACCGCTGTTGATGTACACGGTGATCTCGGTCACATCGCCCAGGGCAGCGAGATCGTCCGCAAACTGTTTCGGGGTAACTTCGTCACCCCACCAGCTTGTTTCGGAAATATCGCCGTAAAGAAAAAGCTCCGCTTTCTGGCTGTCAGCCAGATTGCAGAACTTCCAGAACTTGTTATTTGTCGTCTTCGTGGTCGTCTTGGAACTGGGTTTGCCCATCGCACCCTACCTCCTTTATTTTCTCCATTTCGGACTTGCGCTGGCGCATATTTGCCCGCCAGCTTCCGCCGGTCATCTGCGCAGTTTCCTGCTCGGCAGTGCTGATTCCCTTGTCCATGCGCAGGATCGCCGCCTCGATTTCCTTCTTGGCGTCAAGGTTCGTCCGAGCAGGTCCGTTCCAGATGCAGCCCGTATAGGCTTTTGCAATGGCCGGGTCATCAAAAAAGCCCGTGGCATTGATACGCCCACGGGCTACCGCCTCGGCAAACCACTTCTCGTAAGTTGGTTGGCAGAAATCGTCTGCAAAGCTATCCCGCATCACCCCGCACGTCCTCCAAAATTCATTGAGGGAGCCTCTGGATGCAGAATAGTTGGAGCTGAATTTCTTGTACAGCACTTCACTTGGCACTTCGATTCCCGTTGCAACCTGATTCGACATTGCCGACATAAAGCCGTCGTATGTCGTGGTCGGGTGCTTCGGGTCGATCAGGTTCGCCTTTTCGCCCGGGGCGAGATCAAACACCGCCGCCGGGCCAAGGTTGATTGCCAGTTCATCGGGAGGGGTATTCGGATCAGCAGCTTTATCCTGCGGTTCTTCGCCAAACGGTGCCTGGTTCGTTTCTGCATCTCGCTGGATGAACAGCGTTGCAGACGACGAAACAATGGCCGCCGCCAGTTCCGCTTCCGTGTACCGCCCCATCTGTTTCAGAGTGGGCAATACCGGGGCAAGGATCGGAACGCCCCGCCGCTGCCCGGCGCGTTCTCTCTGCGTGATGCACAGGATGTTCGGTGCGCCAGTTGCCGGGTCGTGGGCTTCTACTCGGTTCCATGCCAGCGGCACCGGGTTGTCATATTCCAGCGGGTGCCGATTGGCGACCCAGTAAGCGACTATTTCTCCGGCCTCATTTGTTTCCACGCCCTGTACGATCTGGAACACATCTTCGCCGCCCACCTTGCAGGGTGCCAGTCGGTCCGAACGCCCAGGGCTGCACACCTGGTCCGCTTCGATCAAGCGCAGCTGCAAAGCATACGGCCAGTTCGGGCGTTCTCTGTACTGGACTGCGGCAAAAGCGTCACCGTTCATCAGAAAACTGGTGAACGCCAATGTCTGCATCCGCCAGAAATTGTCCATGCCGCTTGCATCGCAAGCCGTGCTGTCTGCCCAGAGATTAAATTCCCGGGTGATCTGCGCTTGCAGCTGGTCTGCCTGTTCTTCGGTCAGATGCAGATAATCTGCATCGACCTGCGGCGTTGGCACAAGACCAGACCCCACTACGTTGGTGCGCAAAGTCTTCAATGCGCCAGCCGCCAGAGGGATACCCATGTAAGCATCCCGGCTCCGCTTGCGCAGGGTATCAAGGTTGTCCTCGATGTCCTCTTTTGACGATCCGCCGCCGACGTGCCAGCTGCGCATGGCTCTGGACGTATGGGATGCGCCATAATTTCCATAGCCCGTGCCGTTGTTCAGGATGGACAGGGCTGCTCTGGCCGTGGCGCGTCGATAGCCCGCAATGGGGGAAACCGCCGCGATTGCCTTATCCAGAATATTTACCATGGTTCCCACCGTCCTTACACATCATGCGGGGCGAAATGGTAGATACGGTTTCTGCCCCGCCCCTGTTCCTCCCGCTCGGCTTCTGCCACCTTGCCCTCCCAAAAGGAAATGCTTTCCCGGATTTGTTTCAGGCTGGCGCGGGTAAGCTGCATCTGCTCGATCTGGTAGCTCTGGCCGGTAGAAACTGCTTTCTCCGCCTTGAGCCACATCTCCAAATGCTGCTTTGCGATTTCTTTTGATATGATCGACATCGGTTAAATTCCTCCCGATCTTCTTCTGCGGTACTGGTGCTGCGGCTTTGCCGGGCGCGGTGCATCCTCGCCCGGGATTTCCAGGCCGGGGGGATTGCTGATTTCCAGCGCGGCGGTGGCATAGTTTCTGATGTCAAAAGCCTCATTGCGCTTCTGCGCCGGGTCTTTCAGCTCCCACCGTTCCACCTTGCGCCCGCCTTTCCAGCGGGTCACTTTATGCTCTGCGGTCAGCATCTTGAAATAAGCCTCGTCATAGCCTGCATCCTCTGCCGCCGGAAAGTGGCAGTAGTTCGGACCCTTGATAAGCACTTTCAACCGGGCAAGCACGGCATTTTTGCCGGTGTCAACGCCCAGCACAAAAAGCTCACCGCCGACGCGGTTATTCTTGGTCGGGTTTCGGATGTAGGGTACATCCATACCGCCGCGGCCTTTGATTGCCCAAATGTGGCGGTCTTCCCGCTCTTTGCAAAATCTGATGACCTGATCCGGGAAATGTCCGCCGCTGTCCATGCAGGCCGCACGGATGGAAAGCTCTGTGCCATCCCGCTTCTTCCATGTGGTGGAAAGGAAATCGTCAAGGTCAGCCCATACCTGGCCCCGTTTCAGGTCGCCGTAAATACGTTGGTATCGGATGCCCCAGCTTTCCTTGCCGATACCCCAGCCCACGACTTCCGCCTCAAAGCGGTTGTCTTGGGTATCAATGCCGCAAGTCAAGTAGAGAACGCCGTCGGGCACCTCGGCCTCGTAGAACTCGCGGCGGTCGATCAGGGCGGTGGTTTCTACCGTTTCGCCCGGTTCCTCCCACGGCAAACCCAGGTTCGTGTTCACGAAGACCTGCATCTTCTCGTAGTCGCCCCGGGAAGCGTCCAGATCAGCCGCAATGAATTTCTCGACGATCTCATTCCAGCCGCAGAGCGTTGACCCCATTTTGTTCATGTGGAAGCCCCGGACTTTCCGTTCAGGGTGTGCCGCCACCCACTTGCCGTGGATGCTGTTTTTCTTCCACCTGAACTCATTATCCAGGCACCCACATTCAGCGCAGCGGTATTGTACGCCGCCCTTCGGCCACTTCTCCTTGTCGAACACCATCCCATCCCACACAAAAGGCTGGTACTTGCCGCAGTTTGGGCAAGGGATGTTCCATTCCTCCTGTGTGGAAGCGTTGAACTCGTCCAGGATACGGCTGCTGGCTTTGGTGGTCGGGGTGGAAACCAGCACCGTTTTGTGATCCCAGTAGGTGGTCTGGCGTTCCTCGGCCAGCATGATCGGGTCGCCCTCTTTGCCAGCACTGGCTTTGTAGGCGTCCACCTCGTCCGCCAGCAGCACCTTGATGGGGCGGCCACGGAGATCGGTCGGCGAGTTTGCGCCGATGATCGTCAGCTGTCCGCCGGGGAAATTTTTCTTGGTGATAGTGTTGCCGGAGTAGCGGCTTTTGTTGTCCACCAGCCCCCGGAGAATCGGCGTATCCCGGATCATGGTTGCCAAACGGTCTTTTGAAAAGCTCTCGCCCAGGTTCACGGTGGGCTGCACGATCATAATGGGAGCCGGGTAGTAACTCATGTAGAAGCCGACGGTGTTGAGAATCAGCCCCTCCGTTTTCCCGGCCTGGGCGCACATCATCGCCACCACCTTGCGGATATGGACATCGCCGATTGCGTCCATGATTTCCCTCTGAAAGGGGGCGTTGTCGGTGTTCCACTGGCCTTTTGCCGAAGACGCTTCGGCGGACAGGCGGCGGTATTTATCCGCCCACTGGCTCAGTGTCAGGTTCGGGGGCGGTTTCAGCGTTCCCAGGACCCGCTCGAACAGCTGCAGCGTCTGCGGTTCCATGTGAATCATCGCCATTGCCGCTGCCTCCCTTTTTGACGCACTGCCGGAACGGGCAGAACGCCGTGATCTCGTTCAGCCGGGTGCCCCATACACAGCCCCGGCATTTATTCTTCCTGCTCATCTTCGGCAGCCTCCCCCTCGGGTGCTTGCAGGGCAATATCGGGATCAGACAGTTCCACCAGTGCCTCTTGGATGGCCTTGCGCAGGATGTCGCTTGCATCCGCCGGGTCGGTCAGCTGGGCCATGGTGTCCGCATACTTGGTCGGGATGGCTTCCAGCCTGTCCTTGAAATTTGCAAAGGCTGTCTTCAAGCCGTTCTCGATGTCCTCCGTGCGGTGGAGGTTTCCCTTGGCTTCCTCCATCTTCATCTTCTCGATCTTGCCCCGGGTTTCCTCCCGGTCCGCCCGGGCAGCGGCCAACCGGGATTGGTCGTCCTTGGTGCCGCCGGTCTTGTAGGCGACGTACTGCCGCACCACTGTTTTCAGGTTGAAAATGCCCGAGCGTTCCTCGGTCAGCACGCCTTCATCCCGCAGTTCCCTCACCCGGCGTTCTGTCAGGTTCAGGCAATCCGCGATTCCCTTAGTCGTGAACAAGGCCATCTTTGTCACCGTCCTCCGGCACTTCGCCCGTTGCTCTGATCCGCAGCAGTTCCAACCGCTGCTTTTCCAGTTCCATGCGGCGGTCGGATTCCTCCGCTGCCCGTAGCGCACCGGCAACAGCAGCAATGCGCCCCTGGGTCTTGTACAAGGCATCCTGCAATTTCAGAATGCGGGCAAAGGGAGTATCACGGCTGTACATTCCCATGGTCTGCACCTTGCCGTCTTCCTTCTTGCCACCCTTCCCGGTCTTGCCCGGCACACGCATATCCAACACGCTGGATGTTATCAGCGTGTCAGGGTTCATGTCCTCGTATTCTTTGATCTTTTCCAGAATCTTCAATTCCCGCAGTTTGAGCAATCCCATCTCGTGCTGCAGGGCTTCCACGCCGTTCCGGGGTGCCGTGTCAAAGGCATCCTGTTCCGCCGTGGTGAGCTTATCAAAGAAGATTCGGGAATAGGCACCGTCCTTCTCGGCGTTCAGGTTGCCCGCCGGTGCCCCGCCGCCGCTGTTGCCCACGGCATTCTGGTTTCCCGGCTGTCCGCCGGGTTTCCTGCCGGTGGGAGTATCCCACCCGTCTTTGGACTTCCACCGCCGGACGGTATCGTACTTGAGGTGCAGATCATCCGCCAGCTGCCGAAGATTGACTTCGCCGCCCTTTTCCTTCCGGGCCATGTACTCAGCGCGGGTGGCTTCTCGCTCATCGCTTCGCCTTGCCATTTATGACCCCTCCGTTTTTTGAGCAATAAAAAATGCCCTGCCAAACAAAAGCCTGACAGAGCATCTATGTGGTGCCGCCGGTCCTACGGCACACCCGGATATGATGAAAGCCCCTCGGTGCTGCCACCGTGGGGCTTCTTTCATAAATCCACTGTACCAATTATACCACTAAAAACGTCTCATAGTGTCTCATCTTTTGCCCCAAAAGGCCGTTTCGGGGCTTGCAAATGTAAACATTCTGTGAACTTCACCCCCGGCAAGATGATCCCTCCCGATTTTGTTGCCCTCAACAAGATCGCTGTCGGGATGTTTTGACAGCACCGACAAATCATCAGCCGCTTCCAAATTGTAAGCAGCCACCATTTTGTTGGCTCCACCAATATGGTATGCACCATCCCGGTGCCGCCACCGCCATGGTGCCCAAATCCCTGAAATTTTTGACCCGCCCCCTTATTTTTCGGGCCGGAGGGGGGAAGCCCTTCAAAAAAATTGACACCTAGAAAACTTTTGGGGCTTCGGAACCCGCATTCGCCCCGCCCCGGGGGGGCAGTACCTTGCTCATCGGGGCGGCCGCGGTGCCGGAGAGGGCCGGGGCCGGGCCGGAGAAGGAAGGGGGCAGGGGGATAGATAAGGCGAGTTCTAGCCCTCTAGGTCTAAGCCCTAAGCCTAAAGCTCTATCCCGTTAGGTGGAGAATCTGACCCCTCTGGCGTTGGGCTGGCGGCGGGGTGCTGGCGGGCTGGCGGCTGGCGTTGTCGGTAGGTCTGGCAGGGGTGCGGGCAGCAGGTCGGCGGGGTCATCAGGGCGGCGGCGGGGTCCGGCTGGAAGGAGCAGCCCGGGCAGGTGATCGGGTGGGCGGTCCGCTGCTCATCGGGCAGGCCGACACCGCCCAGGCCGGGCAGATCGGGCAGGCCGTCGCCGTCATCGTCGGGGCGGCGGCGGGGCAATGCCGGGGCAGGAGCAGGGCGGGAAGATGGGAAAAGAAAAAAGCCAGGGCAGGCGGCGCGGTGTGTGCGCTGCTGCTCTGGCTTTGTTTCTCTGTCGGCTTGGTGGTGCCGGGCGGCGGGGCTGCCCGGGGGCGGTGGTGGTGCTGATCCAGGGCAGGCGGCGGGCACCGGCTGCGCCTGCACAGTTCCAGCCCCCACAGTTCCAGCCGGAACCGTTCCAGGGCGGCACAGTTTCGCCGCCGCTGATCCGGCAAAATGCCGCCGGCCGGAGGGGTCAGATTCTTCACTTAACGGCATATCGCCCCATCGGTAACGGTGAACTAGGTTCTATGCCGCCCTATTATCCCCCTTAGTCCCCTTCTTCCCCGGCTTTGGTGTTGTGTTCCGGCCACTCGTGCCCCTCTTGCTCCATCCGGGCGCGGACTGCCTCAAGAATATATTTTTGCAAACTCTTTCCGCTTGCCTCAGCAGCCGCGCGAATCGCTGCGCCCTCTGCTTTCAGCGGGCGCACGTTGATATAATCGCATTTTGCCGTATAATTTGCGTTGTTTCGTTTTTTTGCTTCTGTTATCGCCATATTATTACCCCTGTTTATTTTTAATTAAAATACCACACCGAGCCAAAACATTCAACCGTGCAATTTGCACAAACTTCAACCATGCCGATTTGTGCAAAACGGAGAAAGCACGGTTGAATGCTTGACAATCGGCATTCAACCGTGCTACTATGCAGCCACAGCAAGCGAGCCGGACGACAAGCCGGAGCGGTTGCGAGTAAGCCGAAAGGAGTGAACCGCATGAGCAAAGAGTTTTTCCAGCTCCCCGAATCCGTCAAGCGGCGGATTTGGGCGGAACTGCTCGAACAGTGGGCAAAAAGAAAGCCCGCCACCCACTGAGCAGGTGACAGGCTTGCAAGATGAATTTCCGAACGTCCATCTTGTAAGCCAGTTTACCACAGATCGGGGGTGATAGTCAAGCGGATACCCCAGCGGGGCCGCACCGCTCAAAGCGGCCCCGCCCCACTACCCCGGCAGCCCGCCGGGGCAAACCTGAAAAGCAAAAGGAGATTTGAACCATGAGAATTTCAAAGAAGATCGCAACCGCCGCCGCTGCTCTGGCACTTGCCGCCGGGCTGCTGGCCCCCACCGCTTCCGCCGCCTGCCCCTACACCGTCGGCCCTCTGGGGCGGTACATCGCCCCGGCTGAGGTGCGCGGGCTGTACGCCTACGGCGACCGGGTGCAAGTCTGGTGCAGCGACCTGAAGGACGGAGACGACTGGTATTTTCTGGTGGATGCCGAAACCGATCTGCGTATCTTCGACCGGGTCCAGCTGGTTGTGAATGCCAACGGCACCCCGGACAATTTCAGCGACGACACCGTGGAAGATGTCTTTTGGAGCTGCTGCTCCATCGACGATTGACCCCCGCCGGACACCTTAGCAGGGCCGCACCGTAAAGCGACCCCGCCCCACTACCCCGGCAGCCGCCGGGAGATCATCCCGAACGCCAACCACAACATGAAAAGGAGCAAGTACCATGAAAGGCATGAGCAATAATCAGATCATCCTCAGCGAGGCCGAGAAGTTGGCCCCCGCCACCCTGCACGCCATCGCAACGGCGCACCACACCCCGGAACAGATCGCCGCCATCGCTGCCAAGGCCACCACCACCGACGACGACGGCAACGAGAAGCCCGCCAGCGTCGCTGACGTGGAAGCCGTTCTAGCCGCCGATGAACTGCACACCATCGCCAAGTGGAACAGCTTGAACAAGCGCATCCGCACCGGGGAAAAGAGCCTCATTACCTGCTATCTGTGGAAGTACACCACGAAGCCCAGCAAGGAACAGCGGGAAGCCGCCGAAGCTGAGGGCAAGGAAGCCGCCCCCGCCCCGCACTTCTACCCCACGAAATCCTACCTGTTCAGCTGCCTGCAGGTTGAGGATGCCAAGGCCGCACCCGCTGCCCGCTTTGGCTCCACCGCTGAGATCATGGCCTACAACAAGAAGCTGGCAGCGGAGCGCAAGGCCGCAAAGATCGACCTTGACAAGCTCTATACCCTCTACACGGCAGAGTACAGCCGCCTTTACAACAGCGACGACCCCGACGACGAAAAGGCAGAGCAGAACGCCGCCAAGGTCTTCGACGACAAGAGCCAGAACGACCCCGTTTTCCATGCCCTGGTTGATCGGATGGTTCAGAAGATGGATGACTTCATCAGCAGTGACCGGGAAGCCGCCGCCTTTGTGCTGGCACTGGACAAGCTGAACGCCCCGGAACAGCCCGCACCCGCCCCGGCTCCTGCGCCCGTCGTCATTGAAGAACGCCACGAACTGCCGGAACTGGTTCACGTCGATCCGCTGCCCAAGAAGCCCGCCAAGCGCACCACCACGAAACCCAAGAGCAACGCCGCCGCCCTCAAGCAGACGGAACGCAAGGCAAAGGCCGCTTTCCTGGCCGTGCCCGAAACGGACCGCAAGGCGCAGGCCGAAGCCCTCAGCGCATGGCGCAAGGCACGAAAAGACGTTGCGGATGCTGAGAACGCCCCCGCCGCCGATGTGCAGCAGCTTGATTTTGCAAGCCTTGCCGCCGGTCTGCTGGCATGACACGAAACCGCCCCGGATACTTTGGCAGGGCTGCACCGATAAAAGCAACCCCGCCCCACTTCCCGCCGGCAGCCCGCCGGGGGCACACCACGAAAAGGAGATGAACGCCATGCACGAAATCAAGCTCAATCCGCTGCCCATCGTCACCGGCGACCCGGACGAACTGTTAGACCTGGACATCTGCGACACCTGCGAGTTTGCCACCACGCAAGCCGCCCGGATCGCTGCCATCTGCGAACAGGTCAAGCTGTACGCCGTCACCCGGTACATCGCCCCGGGGCGGCAGATCATCGTAGCCCCCAGCACCCGCACCCCGGGCGGCTGGCAGGTCACGTTTTACCATGCCGACCGTCAGACCGGCGAACTGGTGCCCATCGGCCACGCCGACCGGGACACCGCCGCCGGAGTTGCCGACGAAATCCCATACAACTACACCGCCGCGGATGCCGTGGCCTGAACGAAAAGGAGAACGAACCATGAAACAGCTTAACGAAGTTATGAAGCTGGTCAACGCGGAACTGCTCGCACAGTGGAAAATCCAGAGCCTGCGCAGCGAGATTCGGTGCAACCCCCGCAAGGCCGCGGAACTTCAACCGCAGATCGACGCGGCCCGGATCACCATCATCTGTGCAAACCACGGCTATTTCTACGCCGCCTGACCCCCGCCGGACACCTCAGCAGGGCCGCACCGCAAAGCGACCCCGCCCCATCGCCCCGCCGGGGCTATCACGAAACACGAAAAGAGGTTTACCACCATGACAACGCCAAACGATGCCCTGGACTTCTACCCCACGCCGGACAATCTGGCATGGAAGATGGTCCACTCCCTGCGGGAAGGGAAATACAACACTCTGCCCGTGCCCATCCTGGAACCTTCCGCCGGTGATGGGGCACTTGCCCGGGCTGTTCACTCCGCCGCCAACATCTACCACGACGGCAAGACCGGGGAACTGGATCGCAGCAGCACGGAACGGGCGAAGAACTTCGAGCTTGACTGCATCGAGCTTTCCAGCGACTTCCGCGCCAAGCTCAAAAAGGACGGTTTCCGGGTGGTGCATGACAACTTCCTGACCTTCCGCCCCACCACAAAATATGCCGCAATCGTGATGAACCCGCCTTTTTCCGCCGGGGCTGCCCACCTGCTCAAGGCTCTGGACGTGATGAAGGACGGCGGCAAAATCCGCTGTCTGCTCAACGCCGAAACGATCCGCAACCCCTACACGAACGAGCGGAAAGCCCTGGCCGCAGAGCTTGAACGGCTGAACGCTCAAGTGGAGTACATCCCGGACGCTTTCAAGAACGCCCGCCGTGTCGCCCGGGTCGAGGTTGCGCTTGTGTCGGTGGACATCCCCGAACGGGAGCCAGTAAGCCGCATCCGCCTTGACCTGCAACACGAAGCAGAGGACACCTTGAAGGAAAACCCCGAACTTGCCGCGCTGGTATCGTCGGACCCCATCACGGCAGCCATTGAGCGGTACAACGCCGCGGCGGAAGGACTACGCCGCATCTTCCAGGAGTACAACGGGATCAAATCCCTGTTTTCCTCTGCTGGCGGCACGAATCACGACCCGGTGCTTGCTTTCACGAAATCGTACAACGAAGCCGTGAAAGACCTGCGCGGGATGTACTGGAAACAGCTTTTCACCCTGCCGCAGCTGTTCGATGCCATGACCTACGAAATGCAGCAGGACTATCTAAAGCGGATCGACGAGCTTAAAAACTACGATTTCAGTTCCTACAACATCCTGACCGTGCGGGAAGAAATTTCACGAAACCTGCTTTCCAGCATCGACAACGAAATTATAAAGCTGTTTGACGACTGGACGCACCTGCATTGGAACCCCGAATACTCCAAGAACCTGCACTACTACAACGGATGGAGTACCAACGAAGCGTACAAAATCGGCAGCAAGGTCATTTTCTTCTGCAACGCCTTTGATACCTATAATGGCCGATTCTGCCCCCGGTGGAGCGTCGAAAGCAAGTTGGCGCAGGTCGAGCGGGTGCTGCACTTCCTGGACACCAACGGCAAGCCCTACAACGGCGACGAACTCCGCGCCGCCCTGAAAGCCGCCGAGGAAAGCGGCCAGACCCGCAACATCCAGCTTCACTATTTCAAGGTCACGTTTTACAAGAAGGGCACGGCACACATTGAGTTTACCAACACCGACGTGCTGAAATCCTTCAACCTGTACGCCGGGCAGAAAAAGGGCTGGCTGCCGCCCACCTACGGCAAAAAGAGCTATCACGATATGCCCGCCGCTGATCGGAAGGTGGTGGACAGCTTCGAGGGCGAGGAAAGCTACACCGACACCCTCACTCGGCACCTGATCCCCACGAAATCCACCTTCTTACAGCTGAACGCATAACACGAAATCGGACACTCTGGCAGGGCAGGCACCGTAAAGCAGCCCCGCCCCACTACCCCGGCAGCCCGCCGGGGCTATCACGAAATCCAACCTCACGAAACACGAAAAGGAGCTGTCACGAAATGAAACTGAAAGAGACCCGCATTCTGGACGCTGAGGGCGCACGTTACGCCTGCATTGCCAACCAGTACTGCACCCGGTGCGATTGCGAAGAATACGACCGCATCTTGAACGATGCAGCCGAGAGCAGCCGCAAACCGGGCGGCATCACGGTGGACGATCTGGCCCGCATCGCCGAGGCCATCAAAGCCCGCAGCGAAACGGACGACGATGTGCCCGCCATCGCTTTTGCCCTCTCCCGCCGCACCGTCTCCCACTTCACCGAAGCCTGAGCCGCCGCCCACCACGAAACACGAAAGGAAGGATTCGAGTATGAAAACCTATACCCGCTACAGCGTTGCAGGATGGGACGTTTACACGGACGATGAAACCGGGCGCGTCCACCATCTCGTTGACCCGGATTCCAACGACCCGCGCGCCCTGTACCCCTACATTCCCGCCGCCGGGGGCGGATGGGATAACGCCTGCGGCAGTCTGACACTCTCCGCCCTGCGCGGCCGCATGGCACGAAACACCATCCGCTTTGCCTGATCTCTGCGCCCCGGCAGCTCGCCGGGGATTTTGTGGTATCTCCACACGAAATCTTTCTTGCGTTTTATTGCTTTTCTTTGCGTTTTGTCCTATCATGGTTGTAACGAAATCCAGTAACAAAAACCGACAAGGAGGTATTCTCATGTATACGATTCCTGCATTTGGCCCTTGGCCTGAACAGAACGCCGGACCCGACGAAGAAAAGCGGCTGAACAGTGCCCAGCAGAGCAAGACCAGTCCCACCAGCATTGACCGGGAACACGAAACCGGGGTTTTCTATGGCTCCGGCAAGCTGCCCTATCAGACCAGCCTTGCCGCCTGCACCTGCAACGATTTTGTAAAACGGAAAAAGCCCTGCAAGCATATCTATCGCCTTGCTATGGAGCTTGGGATCATCCCTCTGGACTATAAGACGGGCAGGAGCAGCGGCGAACGGAACGAAGCACAGATCAGCTTTGAGGACAGCATTGCCCTTGTGGAGCAGCTTTCTGAGGCTGCGCAAAAGCACATCGAAAATATGCTGTACTACACCAGCGAGCGGGTAGACGACCGCCAGCGGGCTGTTACCTGTTATGATCTCGATCTCGCCGATGAACTGCGCACGTCGCCCCTGCTGCACGAAAATCCTTACCCCCTGGCCGAACAGCTTTCTAAGCTCTCGAAACCAGCTTTGGTAATGATCTTGGATGCCATCCACCGCGATGACAAGCCCCGCCGCAACGCCGCCAAAGACAAAATTGCGGCATGGATCGCCGAAAACGTGCCCATGCTGGCAAACGAGCTGCCGCCGTGTGCGTCCTTCTCCTTCGTGGAGGTGTTCGACAAGGCCCAGCGGGACGTTTACAAGTATCTGCGCCGCAAGTATGAGATGGAAACAGACTGGTACACCGGGCTTGAATATCCCGCCGGAGCAGGTCTCCCCAACGAAAACGAACTTGTATTTTACTTCCCAGAAGATCGTGTGACTGCCGCCCTCACGAAATACGGCTGCAACCGCTGCCTGCATGGGTACATTCCCACGAAATCGAATCGCTGATTTTGTACACGAAATTCACTTTTTGTGATTGAATTGAACTTTTTCGTTATCAAAACTTCAACTCATTTACGAAAACCGCACGAAATGGAGCATTTTCATGGATGAAACCGAATTTTTTGCCCCGTGGCGGCTGGTTGCCGCCTTTGCAGACGGTTCCCGCCTGACCTTCGACGGATTGACCGAAGAACAGGCCAAGGACGCAATGGAGGCCGCCCAGGAAGAGCACGGCGACATTGGCTACTGGAACCGGGTCACGGATCAGAACTACGAGGACGGCAGATACTACAAGCTGATTCCCGAGCCGCCCGCCGTGCATATCGTGGACTTCACCGGGTACGATGGACCACTTGACGAAAACGGTTTCCCCGTCGGGCTGCCGGATGAAATCGCCCGGTACGCCAAAGAGCAGGGAGCCGCCCCCGATGCCCCGCAGATCATCCTCAAGCGCAACGCACCCAACGAAAAGGAGGACAAGCAATGAGCCACATTCCCCCGGAAGCTCAATCGGTTATCGACCAGTTGAAGCATGACTTTGTAAAAAGCTGCACCCCTGCCGTGGAGCAATTCCAGCTGGATCAGAACGTGCAGCGGGCGGAAGCTGCCGTGAAGCAAAAATATTGCATGATGCACGGCCTTTCCACCGATGAAGTCACGGTGTCTAGCAGCGAAGACGAACACGGAGTTCGTACCTTCACCATCACCGAAACCCCATCCACGCAAATGGTTGGCATAACCTTTACCGTCCCCACAGAGTAACGAAAAGCCCGCCGGGTCCATGACCTGACGGGCTTTCTCTATAGCACCCGGCAGGCCGCACAGCCCACCGGGTAATTTCTTGCCAACTTTTCCACATTTCCGGGTAGTCGTGTTTGTTTTTCTGCGCCGAGTGGACACAATTTGCGGAAGCGCATTTGCGTGAGGCCCCGACGGTCGCTCTCCCCTATAGGAGAATATCGCCCTCAAGCCACGCATCTGCCCTAGGCAGGGTCTCGCGCACGTTATACGCGCGTGATAATAAGGCGGGGCACTCGGGCAGCCGTTCCACGCCTCGGCCAAAGGCCAGCAAAGCGACGTTCCGAAGCCGTTTCAAATGCTGGATGCTGTACCCTGCATCGACCTGCACTTCTGCCCATTTTTTGTGGCCGATGTAGTATTCTGTCAGGATCAGATTGTGGACACTGTCCAGTCGGTCAATTTGTCCTCGGATCAGAGCTTCATCGGACTTCAAAAGGGCTTGCTGACGTTCCAGACTTCTCAACCTGTCACCGATGCCCAGTTCATCCATTTTGCAGGCCATTGCCGCGGTGCTGTCACCGGGCATCCCGCCGCCGGGCATGCCGTCCATGTTGATGCCTTTCAGCGTGTCTACTTCGTCGTCCAGAGTGGCACACTGGCGGCGGATGATTGTAAGCCGACGGGGAATATCTGCGCAGTATTTCAAAATTGCTTCCGCCTCGTGTGTCTTCATGCTCTGCCTCCCGAAAAATCAAAATTCAGTGCCAAAGATGGGGCCTTGCCCGTTTACCCGCTCAACCATAGCCCCCACGCCGTAGATGTCCTCCACCACACGGCGCAGCTTCTCGTAAGCCACCATCTCGCCATCTTCGGACCATCCAAGGAACCGCTCGAAGTTTGAGCGGGTCTCCTGCATGACAGCGGCGATCTGCTCCACGGTATAGCTCATGTCGTGCAGGGCTTCCACGCAATACCGGGCCACCATGTCGGCGGCGTCCCGGCGTTCAGCAAGGATTTCCCGCTCATTGGCCGTCTTGCCCAGCTTTCCCGCCGGGAGTAAGAACCGCTCAACCATCAGCGGCGTGGTGCGGTCTTCCAGCGCAATGCGGGCTTTCCGCGCCCCTCGTTTGTCCCGATCCAGCGTGTACCGTTCCGCCGCATTGTTCATCTTGACGGTCAGCACAGCCGCTCTTCCTGCATCAAAATTCAGAATGTCGTGCGCCGCTGCCACAAAACAGTACGACACGACCTGCCCGATAGCTTCCCGGTTCAGCGATGCCGCCGTTTTGGTGCGGCCAAGGTTGATCTGCCGATTTACCGCGTTCTGGACGCTCTGCCGGTAGTACGACGGCACTCTTGCTCTGCTTTTGCCCATGATGATTCCTTTCCCGCCTGTTCAGCCAGACGTTTCCATTCTTTGATCTCGTTTTTCGTGTCCGGGGTGATGATCTCCCGGAACACATAGCCCCGCGGCTCTGCAATCAGGTCAATAAACAGCCTGCGGCGGTAGATGTAGTCCCTCTGCGCCCGCCGGGTGAATTTTGACTTGATCTCCACCACTTCCACCGTTCCGTCGACATATTCCAGCACATAATCCGCCGTATACCTTGCCGCCGGGAGGTGGACGGCGCAGAAATCCTTCGCGGGCAGCAAAGGAAAGGCAACGTGCGGCGTTGCCTTGATGATCCTGCCGGACTGGATGCCCGGCAGCACCGTGCCGATGTAAAAATCATACTCGCCCTTGCTCTCGAAGGTCTTCCCGATCTCCCCGGCAGCCTTGGCCGCTGCTTCCAGCGATACCGCCCCCGCCGGGGCTTTCCATGCGCAGCGGGCGGCTATTTGCTTCTCCGCCTGGGCACGATACCGGGGCGGCAGGTCTTCCAGTTCCATTCTTGCGCTCAAGGCTGGTTCCTCCTGTTCTTGCTCTTTGGCTGCTCCTTGCGGTACAGGCTCACGATCAGGTGACGGGTCGAATTGCCCGTGATGATGACTTCGCACCGATGCAGGGTATACCCCGGGTACATCTGTTCCCAATACGCCCGGTCTTCCAGACAGTTCTCGCACACGTCCTTGAGCTTCGATCGGCTCATTTTGTTGTCGTTCGGCCTGGGCATTTTGGGCGGCTGCAGGCCGTGGCTCTGCCGCCAGTGCCGTTTACAGCGGCGGTTCTTCACGATATACCGGGCAAGGCTTTCCACACTGTTGTGGTCGAAGTGCAACGGCTCACACCGAGCCATACCCCGTCCATTCCATGCCTGTTCCACCATTTCCCGGGTCAGCCCCGCCGGGTGGGTCATAATGACGTGGTGATGGTGCCGCCCCAGGACTTCACCCGTCACCGGGTCCATGGTGCAATACTCCGTCACTACGACCCACTTTGGACGCTGGATGCCCTGTTTATCGCAAAGGCGGTACAACTTCTTGATTGCATTAGAGAAATCCCGGTCAGCCCGGGCAAGGTCATTGGGAGCCGGATGGTGTTCGTCGTCGTAGGTGTATGTAACAGAGTAATCACCGGGCCGGAAGTTCGTATTTACCAGCAGAACGAGATAGCGGCCAGATTTACGGAGGTTGTAGGCTTCCTTCGCCAGACTGGTGGCAAGCTCCTTCTTCCGCCGGGTGCTGGCCTTATGCTCTTTCTCGGAGACCTCGAAAAACTCCGCCTGCATGGTGGGCGCAGTGGCATAATTTTTGCCGCAGATGTATTTCTGTTCTCTGACATAAAAGCCGCCGCCCATACCCACTACGTCCTCCTTCCCGTAAACGTCCAATTTGCTGAATAAAGGCCAAACCGCCCGCCGCCCGTGTACTTTTATGCTTGCCCCCGCCCCCGCTCCGGGAAGCCCTACTGTCCGTTACGCCCTTCTGCCGCGGGGAGACAATACAGGGGGTTCCCCCTGTACCCCCGTCACGGGAACGGCTGCTTCTAATCAAGCTCTAAGCAAACTTTAAGCAAGCCGCTGCTCCCGTGTCCCTTAGTTTATCCTCGGTATACAAGCCCCTTGCCGCCTCGTCAGGGCGGCAATTTTACGACGGGCTTGCTTGTTCTCTGGAAACGACTTCAGCCTGTAGTCACTTCAAAATGAAGCTGTTGAGATAGGGCAGCACCTCGCCGCCGCAGCTGGACACGATCAGATTGAAGTCCTTTTGGAAGACGTGAAAGTAAAGAGCGTTGCTCACGTCCTTCGATCCTTCGGTGCGCTGTTCCTGAATCATCCGGGTTGCCTGGTTCCGGGACAGCCCCATGCCCATCAGGAGCTTTTTCATTCTCTTGGTTGTCATTTCAGTTTACCTCGTAGTCTTCAATGCCGTTTTCGTCCGTCCGCTTTTCCCAGTGTTCGCAGCTGTCCTCAACGTCGGTGACATCGGTGCAGTTCAGCGACAAGCCATTGAAGCAGACCCAGGTATACTCCTCATGCCAGCGGCAGTTACAGCAAATTTTTTCAGGTCCCATGTTTTCCACCATTCCAGAATCCATCCATTGCCTCCCGGTACGCTTTGAAGCAGTCCGGGCACAGATCGCCAACGCCACAGATTCTTTCGCAATCAAGTGCCCATCCGTCCAGCGGTTTGCTGTCATACTTTCCGTCGTCGATCCGCTCTGCAAATACCTGCTTGCGGCAGCGGTTGCAGATGAACATTGCGCCGTTCTTTCTCATGTAAATACCTCACACATGATGCTGTATTTTTCCTCCGACCTTGAGCGGCCTTTTCCCGTACATTGCACGGCATTGCGGGCAAAGGTCAATTACTCTTGGATACTTCAAAGGGAATCCGTTAAAATCAGTTGTCACTTGCCAGTCAGTCACCCAGTCCTGCGTTGTCAGCGTATCCTGAAACCCGCCCTCAAACTGTTCCTGAAATGCAACTCTCCTGCATATATCGCAAAATATAGCCTTGAACATCTTTTGCATATCAGCACCTCCCGCGCTTTGCGCACTTGCCATCACAGGCAGGCTTTCCTTCTGTGGGTGCCTCGTACAGTTGCACCATCGGCTGCGGCTGATCCGAACGATTGAGCGGCTTGTCGTACTGAACCGTGTAGTCGCCCTTCGGGTTATCGTGCCATGCTAGAGCGTAACGGATCGCAAGCCAGATCTGTTCTGCCCGGTACGGGATTCTCATGCAGTAATCAAGCGGAGCGGAAAGGACGTATCTCTTGTACAGCTTGTCCACTTCCTCCTGCATGATGTTTCGGCGGTCAATCGAGATATGGAAGATTTCATCCCGTTCCTCTTTGCCGTCAAATGAATCATTTTCCAGCGCAGCATAGAACTTTGCCATGCAAAGCTCGTCAATCAGGTCTTCAAATTGCCCCAGATGCAGACGAAGGTACATCTCGCAGGCTTTTGCTACCGCCTCAGCTACCGGGCGGCTCATGGTTATGGTGACTGTTTCGATTTCTGCCGGCGCGTTCTTTTTCTCGTCCATGTCGTTACCCCCACAGCTTGACAACTGATGCTCCATAACCATCGCGTACCATAATGCCATCTTTTTCCGTAAGAAACATCGTTGTCTTAAACGGGAAGTTTGCGGTACTGATTCCCGCTTCATTGGCTGCATCGGCCAGCATCCTGCACGGGCCATAATCGCACATGATGGAAAAGTGGTTGAACATTCCACTTTCTGCGTATTCCGCCATGCGTTTTGCCAAGGCTTTTTTGAACATGTCCGCCTGATCTGGCGTTATGTTCTTCCGCCCCATGTCAGCAAGGAGACACGCAGTAACGGAAGTGAAACTGTTATCTCCATTGCTGTGTGGCCGATCTTCGAGTATTCTTTCCGCCCACCAGTTGGCGGCTTTCTCGATTGCCTCTTTTGCTAAAATCATTCCGCCTCTTTATCCTCCGTTTTACACGACTGTACTGTGTTCTGGGTCATATTCACGATATTCTGCATACCTTTCACCAGACCTTCCGACAGCGTGATCGGCAAAATTGCTGCCCGCACCATCATCCCGTCACGGACAACATAGTATCGGGAACCGTTCTTTGCGCGGCGCAGGCAATAGTTGATGTAGTCGCTCTTTTTGATTTCATCCATAACTGGTGCCAGCTTGCTGACCGGGATGAAATCTATTGTTTTTTCGTCCGGGGTCATCAGCCCCATAAGGAGTGCCCCTCCGATGCAAAGATTGATGGAGCTTTTTCGGCACTCAATCTCGTTCTGAAGTGCGTCCTCAAGGTTCATCCCGCATACGTCCTCCGCGGTGTCGCACAGATACTCTTTGTAGATCACATCTTCCCACTGCTTTTTCTGCATCCCGAGCATCGTCATAATCTCCGCTTCTGTCCACGGCTTAGGGAACCCTTCCAGCGAGTAAAGTTCAGAGCCTGTGCCAATGAACATACTCGTTTCGGTATCTTCTGCGCCGTGAATCCTGACAATGTGGCAGGAGCCACGGTCTTTAATTACTTTGGCAATCGCTGCAATTTTCATGCGTATACCTCTCCGATGGTCTGAACCTCAAACCATTCAAATTCTATGTAGTGCGCAGCAGCTTGCTGTTTGGCGCGGGTAATTGCTTCCTCGGCAGACGCCGCCTTTACCCGGTATATCAACCAACACGGCAAGCCACGGCCACAGCCTTTCAAGACCACTTCATACGTTTTCATCCCGGCCAGCCTCATGCGAACAGATACAGCCAGCAGAGTTTAGCCAGCGCAGCGGGTGCCAGCAGCAGAACCGCCGCCCAAATTGCCGCGGCCAGCAGAAGCAGAACCGTACCGAGAGTTTTAACCAGTCCATCCATGCTTTTTACCTCAACCTTCCTGCTCGTCTTCATCGTTCCGCACCTGACAGGCAGGTGCGGATATGGGATTCTTGATCTTGGCGACGGGGCGGACACCAGCCCCAAGCGAGGCGTGGTCGGAGTAACAACGCCCGCTGTAGTCCGCGTTGGCGAAATAGGCTGCCGAGTTCTGCACCCGATTCTGGAGCCAGTACCATTCCCATCCGCCGTTCAAGCCCTGAGAGGCAATACGGTTCTTCCGCTGCTTCATCGGCTTCCACTGACTCACGCTTTCGGATTCATCTTCGCCGCACGGGTTTGAGCCGAAGATTTCCTTCTCCGTCGGCAGCCGCAGCAGGTCGCCGTTTTCAAAAGGCAGCAGCAGCTTCCTGATTTTCTGGGGGAAGCGGTCAAGGATTTCACCGTTCAGCTTCTTCCGCAGGTCGGAGGCATCCCAGCCGCCCGCATTGGTGTTCTGTGCGTTCATGCTGTATTCCTTTGCCAGGCAGTCCGCAAAACAGAAGATCATACCGTTGTTTTCTTCCTTGACGGCCAGCATCTCTACCTTTTCACCATCGGACAGCTTAAAGCGAATGACATCGCCTACCCGGAACAGGTCAACCTTGATTTTCTCGGTTCTTCTTACTTTCATGTCGATTCCTTTCTATTCTAATTCATCGCCCCACGCATCCCAACCAGGAGTACGCTTTCGGGCGAACAATTCAATACGAGGAACATCTCCCAGCAATTCTACAATTCGCTTACGCGTTTCGTCCGGCTTTGCACTATGTTCTTGTATCGGTGTTTCAATCACTTGATGTACAGCATGGCTCTTGACCCGATCAGCGGCCTTGAATCCAGGCGTTACACCAAGCAAACAGATTTCCGCATTTGCCCTCGTGTAAGCCCCCATGCCCCAAAAATTTGTATCGCTCTTGCGGTTTTTCTTGATCCAAACAAAGGCGCAGGTCTTGTACTCAAACCCCCACGCCTCCATAACTCGCAGAGCATCGGCAATTTGTGGAAACGTAGCCCACATGAAGCAGGCCGTGCCCCCCCCCACGCCAGGTCATTGACCGGCAATGCGCAGATGTCATCCGTCGTCATTGTGTGATAGTGCTGAGCCGCATTGCCCCGGCTTTTAGGCCCTGTTCCACACTGACGGTAGCTCCACGGCGGATCAGCATAGATTACGGAATACTTTTTATCCGGGAAATCCATGTTTATCTCACCGCCTTTACCATCTGTTCAACCGTTCTTCTCCGCAGCCTACGCCAAGATTCACCGGGTTCGCGTTCTACTCCAACTGTCTTTGCCAATTTCTCAAGAACATCTTCTCCGATTTCCATGACCGCCACTGCTTCGGATTCGTCCGCCACGTCCAATCCAGAGTATTTGCCTAAATTCTCTGGATGCTCAAAACGTCCATTCCGTACCCGAACGGAGCGATCATCCCAATATTCGGATGCTCCAACTTTCCGCGGGTTATTTCCATATTCTTTTTTCCAAGACGGCAGGCTTTCATTTACCACATTGAAGTGTAATTCCCACTCCTCGCAGGCTTTCAAAGCGGCATCCAGCATTTCACCTTCTCGACAGGTCCAGAGGATCAGCCCTGCGCCATTTGCCTGTTCCATCTTCGCTTCTGCTATGATTTCCCAGTTCGGCTCTCCGATATTGGGATAATCATTTGTGCAAAGCGTTCCATCGAAATCAATGGCAATCGCTTTTTGCATATCAGCCGGCCTCCTTGATGATCCAGACCCGGTGTTCGCCGTAGCCTGTCCATTTCAAAGCGTCTTCATGGCTGCCGGAAACGGCAACGTCGATATGGTTGCCCTGTACCCCTGCGCCCTTGTCCTGCACAATGCGGATTCCAACATCTTCGATGTAGACCACCGTGCCATAAGGGAGAAGCGTTTGGTCTGCTGCCACAGTTACATCCGCTTGGATTGGCTGCCCGCTGGCGGTGATCCCCGTGCCCGTGCCGCAGATGTGCTGGTATTTCTCGGTGCAGTATGCGGTACACTCGAAAGCCCCGGCATACTCGACAACCAACTTTTTATCCAGCGTACCCCTAATTTTCAACTCGTCCGCCAGATCGTCTGCATACTGGGCGATAACTCCGGCGGTTCCTTCCCAGTCCTCCGCGCGGGATTTGTAAATATCCCGCTGGATTTCCAGGTCGTCGATCCGGCTGTTTGCCAGTCCAACGGCAACGCTGCTGGCAGCTGCCGCGCAAATCGCAACAGATACAGCCAGCTTCGACAGGGTATCAGGTCTCATTTCCTTCATCCTCCGATTTTTGGAACACAACAGGCGGGTGCCCGTGTGTTTGTGCGCGGAGAGTTCCTGTTACATTTACAGAAACATCCATGTTTTTCCCGCCTTGGTCGTTTAGCACCAGAGATTCCATCAGTCTTTGATTCTGTACAACAGCCGTTTTGTTTCCGCCCGCCCCGGTCATCAGTGTCGGGCTGCATTCTTCTGAATAGCCGATTCCGCCAGAATTTCCAAGGTCAAACCCGGCAGCACGTTGGATCAGGCTTTGGTCTTGGCGTGTCGCCAGCGTCGCGGAAAGCTCCGTTTGCACCAGCGGACCTTTGCCGCCGCCCTCACAGCCTTGCCGGATTTTCAGGGTGTAGGCTCGTTCTGCCCCCCCCCCCTCGGAGCTTTCCTGCTTCCACCATGCGATCATGCCATGAATAGCAGTCAGGAGCAAGGCAGGCAACGGTCTGCCCCCCCCCTCCGGGAGGCACGGTCTAAAATGCCATTCAGTGCCGCCACGCTCAAAAGCGACCATCGTGGCGGCTTCTCCACGAGTATCGCAGACAGCATATATTCTTCGGCGACGGTGGGGGATTCCCCAATATTGAGCGTTGACAATTCGATAGGCAACAGCTCCGTAGGACACAGCCTTTGCCCATTTTCCATGCTGGTGAATAGGCTTATCTGTTCCACCTCCGGCAAAATCTCGGAGGTGCAAAAGCTCGTTGAGAACAATTTCAAAATCCTTTCCGCCATGCGACGACAGCGCACCCGGCACATTTTCCCAAATGACAAAGCGCGGATACCTTCCGCCTGTGGCAGACAGCATTTCCCGGATGACCCGGATTGCTTCATAGAACAGGCAGCTTCGGTCGCCGCCCAGTCCTTTGCGCTTTCCCGCAATGCTCAGGTCTTGGCAAGGAGAGCCGAAAGTGATGATGTCCACCGGCTCGATCTGACCGCCTTTGATGTCCGTTATGCTGCCGAGGTGTTGCATCTCCGGCAGGTGTGTCTTGGTAACAGCAATCGGGTAAGGCTCCACTTCGCTTGCCCACACAGCCCGCCCGCCGCACATCACGGCACACAGCGGCATGGTCCCGCTTCCATCGAACAGGCTGCCCAGCTTCACCTCCGCCGCAGGCTTCCCCAATTCCCGGAAAGCATTTTGGACGAAGAACAGGGCATTCGGCAAGGCCATGCCGTTGCCCCACATGGAATACTCCGCCGACGGACTGTGCAGCTCGTCGTGCCATTTCTTCACAGCGGCATCGCTTCTGGCTCCATCTGCCCGTGCAATTATCTTCTTTGGCTTCTGCCCTTTGATCTTGCAGTTTCTCAGATACACTTCCCGCCAGAACTGGATTTCCGTTTCATTCGCCAGCGGTGCAATTTCTCCCCATCCATCTGGAAAGCCCTGCAATCGTCCACACTCCATCGGCAACAGGCGGCGCACGATCCATTCCGGCAGGCGCAGCACATCCGGCTGAATGACCGGGTTGATGTAATTCAAACTCCATCCCCCCGATTCTTTCGCTTGGAGCGTTCCGCTCACCGTGCCATTCAGACGGCTGTTTCTTGCATCGTATGCCACCGCATGACGGTCTTGCGTGTTCAGCGTGAACGAGGCATTTTCCCGGACACCACTTCCATTTTGGTTTGTGTTTCGATCAACGAAGTTCCCGGCAAGGCAGAACGAGTTGTAGCCTACAATGGTTCTGTCCTTGTCACGGCTCAGGGTTGGTGCTGTATTCATCAGGCGTTCGGCGTTAGTCTGGGTGGATGCAATGCAGCACACGTCTTTCTCAGCGTTCACGCCGCTACCCCCCCCCCCTCGAACCAGAATGGCCTGCGACCGCATGGTGCTGGCGGTGTGCATCAGCGAAGGAGCTACGCCGTCCGCATCGTATACCCGTTTTCCCTGCGGGAAGTCCTGGGTCAAGCATTTGATTTCCATAGTTGTCCTCTTTTCTTGTGCGAACGGCCGGCATCGAACCGGCCCGCCTGTTGATGATGGGGAATCGGAAACAGGCGGCACCCTGCGCTCGCATATCAGACCCGCTCCGTAAGAGAGGTACAGAGCGGGACGGCCACTGCAATGGCCTGTTGCTTTTGGCCTGAGCAAGTTGAACAGGGTGTTTCTGCGCTCACACTGCGGCGCACCCGTTCCCGTCATATCCATGCGGGTGCGGCTTCGGCAAGAACGGCAGCCCGGTTTTGCATCGGGCTTGAACGGAAAGGAGGACGCTGCTGTACAGCACCGCTCCGCCGTGCCGGGCGGCTGACTTCATGGCCGTGCCCGGCTTTCATGGAAAGCGTTAAGCAGGCGCAGATGGGGTTCGGCCCCATTCACAGTGCCCCTGTACCAGAAAGGCACCCCTCACCACATAAAAAGCAGCCCCGCTTCTGCGGGCAGGGCTGCCTATCGTTCTACCGGGGACAATGCTTTGTATCAGCAGCATCGTTTCCCTCATAGTGCTTGCACGCCACGTCGTAACCACTGCACGGGGCGCAGTGAGCGGCAGTGATTTTGAATGTATGCTTGCACTGTTCTACGTCATTCTTCTTCGTGCCCCTGTGCGGGGCGATTCCGATATGCGCGCTCCTCGCCAAACTCTTGACCCTCCTTGCTTTATGTAGGTAACTGCACCGTCCAAGCGGGGACGTGTTGCAGCGTTTGTCCTGCACCGCTTCCCAGTGCTCCGGCGGGTTGAAGTTTATCCGCCGCCGAGGTTTCAACCACCCTTCGAGGAAGTAAGGATCGCTGCCCCATTCTATAGCTGTTTCATCCGCCCATTCCATCAGCTTTTTCACCGATTCCGGCAGTTCAAAGCTCCCGTCCCATAGGGTTCCGTCAGCTTCTGTGACATCCGGCATCTCCGCAGGTATCTCTATTCGCTCACCGCTCGGAAGTTTAAGATAGGCGGCACACCCGCTCACTTTTCTACCTCCATAATGTGCGTGGCAATCATATCCGCCATGTGAACGCACAGTGCTTCGGGGCAACTGTCATATACTTTGCTCAGGGTATCCCAGTCCTGCTGCCCGGTGTAGGCACCCATGTGCCAGCGGATCGCCAGCGTCTCTTTTTCCGTGAGGTACATCCAGTGCTGAATCAGGATGACCGATTCTTCACCATGCCCCAGCATCCGGGTGTCTCTGTACCGATACCCACCCTCCGGCTTTGCAATGTACTTCCCAGCCTTGCAGACATCGTGCAGCAGGGCCGCGGTCAGCACAACATTCTTATCGCATTGTGCAAACTGTTCTGCCTCGCACAGCTCCATTGCAGCCTTTGCCACATTGAGGGAGTGGATCAGCAGACCGCCCGGTACATTCAGGTGATGATTTGCGCTGGCCGGGCTGTTGAAAAAGCCAATTTCGTCAAGCACTCGCCACATCACCATGCTACCAGGTCTCTTCCCGACTGCCTCAATAAACATCTGCTTGTACTGCTCTTTCGGGGAATATACGCCTTGTCCTTCCATGCCGTGTTCCTCCGAAATCAAGCCTTGCCCAGAGGTTTGGCAGGCAGATCAGCGGGGCCAATAGCCTTGAGGTCTTCCGGGTTGATTTCCTGGGTAGGATGTTCCAACGCCTGATCGAGTGCTGCATCCAGCCCGATCTTCACATCCTGCAGCAGCTTTTCGGCCTCCTTCATGTCATTGCCGCAAGCCGCAGCAACAATGTTCGCTGTCGCTGCAACGGCAAGGTTCACCAGCGTTTCATCGTCACCATATGCCCACAGGTCAACATGGTTGTTTTCCAGTTCTACGGAAAAGCCAATCTTCTTTTCGTCGTTCATATCGTAGTCCTTTCTTTGGTGGGTGGATGTTCGGTCTCTGGCGGTACGCCCCGGGGTTAGCACCGGGCGGAAGGGAGTGTACCCCCTCCTGCACTGGCCGTACCATAACAAAAAGGTGGCGTCGGTCAGGTAGCCGCCGCCCATGCGGGCCGCCCCGCTGTATTCTTTCTGCCCCCAGCAGGTAGGGCCCCGGCCTTGCGGTAGCCGGGCGGCCGCCCCCTAGATAGACTAGCCGCATGGTGGGCGGGTAGGTCTGCCCATGCCCGGAAGCTCACTCTTTAACGTGTTCTTCCTGTTTCATCTTGTCTATGTACTTCTGCGCCAGATCGTGAATCTGCTCTTTGAACACTGCCCGCTTACGGCGTTCCAGCAGCTCAAAGATTCCGGCGCAGGCAATCACCGTAATAATCCCAGCCATCACGATTTCCTTGATCCATGCCATTTGTATAAATTCTCCCGGGTCTTATCCAACATATCCCGTCTGTGATTCGCCACCATCTTCCAGTAATGCGCCTCCTTGGACACCTCAAGAAATGCTTCCTCAGCTTCCTTTTTGGCGTAGTGGTTCAGGATGCCCCACAAAAGAAAAAGAGCCGTCGCCACATCTGTCGCAATCCTCACCGCCAGATCAGGGGTGCCGATGTGATATAGCCAGATTGCAAGTTCAAGCATTTTTCTACCTCATGTGAAATAAACTGGTTTGGTTCGTGTAATTCGCAAAGCGTTCTTCCTGCGTCTTGAAATAGAACGGGTCGATTTCAAAGCCGATAAAGTCAACACCCGCTTCATAGGCGGCAATTCTGCTGCTGCCACTTCCGAGGTGAGTATCAAGAACTTTCTGTCCAGGCTTTGCGAAATTCTGAAAAATCCAGTCATACAGAACAATCGGCTTCTGCGTTGGGTGAATTCGTACTTCATTCAGGCTTTTGTTTCCCTGCATGATATGCCCTTCGGAAATGCTCTTGCCCTGCATCATCCCGCTCCACATATAGCGGAATAGTCTGACCGTCTTGAGTAGATCTGTTGCCGCAATCTCGCAGTCGGAAAAACTTGTTGCTTGGTTGCACTTATCCCATACGATACGCCCCGGAGCAAAGCCATAGCTGAAATAGTTGCAGCCCCATATAATATAGTGTCGGCTCACTCGCATCAGTTCGTCGAAATACTCTTTTCCCGGCACTTCCCACACGGGAGAAACCGGGTAATCCCGATGCACTCCGATCCGGCTTACCCTTGAGCCGTAGAATCCGCGGCGTTCAGGTCCGCTGAAATAGGGCGGGTCTACCACAGCGAGATCAAAGTAACCATCCGGGAAAGCAGCCATTGCTTTCATGCAGTCTGCATTGTAGCAACGGTTCAACTCAAACGTCTGTGCTTTCAT